TTTAATTTATAATGAGCAACTGGACTACCAGCAGCATATATTAAATTATCTTTATCTGCATAAATTTCTACTTCCTCTCCTATCACATAACTACCAGTATATCTACCGCTATAATTATTTATTTTAGCATTAAATGTAGAAGAAGAATTAATATCTCCTACATTTTTAGTTACTTTGATTTGTTCAGGAAATATTTCAGTATCATCTAATGTTATTTTACTATAAGTTACCATTTTATATTGAGATCATATTTGTTAATTTATCTTATCTTTTAATTTATCATAAAATGCTTCAGCCATATCATCTGGATCTGCTCCATAAATATTTTCAATTTGAATATTTATAACTCTACCTTCAACATCTTTTATTTCTGGAATAAATTTTAATGTGATTCAAACCCTTGATCCATAAGAGTTCGTGCTTTTTTAAAATTTTCAAAATCTTCCATACTTTGAAATTGTGATGAAGCAAATGATTTTGTACCGCTAGTAATTATTTTAGAAAAATTACCTTGCTCTTTAATAGCATTAGTAATTTTATCTTGTTCTTTACTTTGTGCTTCAACTTCTTTAGTAATTTCTTCTTGCACTTTTTGAGCTTCTAACATACCGTCTATATCAATTAATGATGCTGAAAAATCAACTTTTATTTCTCCTATTTTATTAAAACCAAATTTTTCAGCTATTTTATCAAAAGCTCTTATCATAAAATTAATAGGTTCTAAAAATTTTTGAACTCCTGTCTCAGTAAATTTAACTATTGCATTCCAAATACTTGCAAGAGCAATTTTTAATTTATCCCAATTTTTTATAATAGCTATTGGTATAGCTATCATAGGAAGAAGAGATGCAGCTACTATTTTTGCTGCTACAGTTAATCTGTCCCAATTTTTCCATAACCAAACTGCTGCTGTAACTAATGCAATAATTCCTGCAGTTATAGCTAATATAGTTAACGTCATAGGTAATGTTACAGCACTTAATGTTGCAAATCCTGCTATTAAAAAAGGCAACATAGCAACAAGAATAAGTAACGGTCCAACTATTAACGCTAATGCCGTTGCTACACCTAATAATATTGCAGCAGTTGTTGCAATAGTTGGATGTTGTTCAAACCAACCTACTATTATTGCAAGTTTTTCTGCTACTTTTTTTGCAGCAGGAAGAAATACTTTACCCATAACTTCACCCAATTGTATAAAACTATCTTGTATATTACTAATTTGACCAAAAAGAGATTTATTTTGTTCATCCATTAAATTATAGAATTTTCCGCCTTCTCCTGACATTGTTTGGAATGCTTTTTCAACTTCAGGAAATCCAATTTTACCTGCAGAAACCATTTCTTTAATTTCTGCTTCTGTTTTATTAAGATTTTTTGCTAATTCTGCAATTAATGGGACACCTGCTACTGCAAAATCTCTTAATTCTCTACCTGTTAATTTACCTTGAACTTTAACTTGACCAAAATTTAATGCTAATCTTTCTAAAGGTACTGATAATCCTGCTGATACATCTCCTAATGATTTTAACGTTGGTAACATATCATCTAATTCAACTCCCATTGCTAATAACATTTTAGCATTTTGTCTAATACCTGGGATAGTAAATGGAGTTTTAGCTGCAAATTTACTTAAATCTCTTAATAATTTATCAGCTTTTTCTGCTGAACCCAACATAGTAGTAAATGCAATTTCTGATTGTTCAAGTCTTCCTGATAATTTAAGTAGACCTCTAACAGCAAATGCCCCTGCTATTCCTATAGCAGTAATTGCAACTCCTAATTTTAGAGATGCTTTATCAGCTGCTTTAAATGTTTTTGAGAATTTATCAACCCCTTGTATAACTATATTTATTGATGCTCCTCCTAAAGCTCCTCCTCCTATTGCTCCTAAATTTACCATTATCTTTTTCTTTTTTGTTTAGCTTTTTTCATCGCTTTTTTATTTTCTGCCTCCAATTTTTTAAGATATTTAACAATGTTTTTATATTCAAATATAGTTAATTGTTTAATATCTTCTAATGTCCATTTAAAATGGTCACATATAATAATGTCTGTTTTTATTTGATTGGAGGTTCTTGAAAATCATCTAATCCATTAAGTTCATTAATAGTTTTTTGTAACATTATTCCTTCTTTAACAGATAAATTATCATATTCTTCTTCAGTTATTCCAGTTGATACTATTAAAACTTTCTTAGCTGCTTCACCTTTTTCTAAATCTGAAAACGATGTTAATTCTTTATATTTAATTTCTCTTATAGTATATTCTTTATCATTAATTGTTATTGTTTTTTCCATTTATATTCCTCCTATTATTTAATTACCCCTAAGAAAATAAATTGGGGTTTAACTATAAAATTTGTTTATTATAATGTTTGCTCACCATGCGTTATATCTAGAGATATTATCATATGCTGTTCCAGTTAAATCTGCTGGTATAAATGTAAATGATTGTTCTTGTACTCCTTCTATTGAAGATGGTACCTCCATTTCTGTCATTTTACATCCACTCATTACTAATGCTAAACTTCCTGCTGTTCCTTGGATATTTAACAATGAATTAAATGTACTTCCAGCTACATAATAACTTTCATATAACGTTCTTGCATTTGATTCATCCATAGCACAAGTTGCAGTAAATTCATATTCCCTATTTAAAGGTAATAATTCTGCAGATACTCTTGAACCATTCAAATAATTACCTCTTTCAAGATTATTATTAATAGTAAAAGCTCCTTCTTTAAGATTAGATATTGCTGTTCCACTTGGTATATGTAAATTTACATTATTAAACATATAAGGTGTAGTTGTTGTTGCTGCTAATGCTATTAATGCTCCAGAACTTAAAACTTCATTTTGTGCTGTATAATTAGCTTCACATGAAATTATTTCTCCTTCTGAAAAATTAATAGAATAACTATCTAACATTGCTCCTTTAACTGTTCTTATAAAATTACTTCCAGTACCAAGATTCTTTGAATCTTCCATAGTAAATGATGTTAATACTTGATTATTAGATTGTATTCTATCATTAGTATTTGTTTCTGAAAAGATATGGCTTCCAGTTAAATCTTGAATACTTCCAATTGCAAATCCTAAGAATTTCCAATCTTGAGGATAGTAAGTAAAATTTCCATCCCATTCTTGAATACCGTCAGCGAATGTATCTACATTTCTATCTGTTGAACCTTGATAATGAACTTGTATAACATTCATATTTGGTTCTACTGCGTGTTCTTGAACTAATCCAATCCATTGCCTATTACCTGATGCTAATGCATATGCTCCAGACTCATATTGAAAACATGTTCTATTTTGATCTGATACGTATTTCATTATTGTTTATTTTGCCCCCTTTCAACTTATTACTACTAAAAATCTGTATTCACAGACTTTCGATTTAATTCCCTGTTCTCCATCTTCATCAACATTTACTGCTGACGAAAGCGAGAAATCATGAAGATTACTATCTGCTAATCCTGTTGTAGCATCTAATTGGTTTGTTCTTAAATAATCATAAACTTGTTGAAATAATTCATCTCTTTCTTTTGTATTCCTTGCCCATATTCTAACTTCTATATCCATTGTTAGTACTGTTCCTTCGCTTGCCATTCCTAATCTTTGTGGTTGAATAATCCCTCTATCAGTAACTGTTATAATTGGATATGTAACTGCTCTTCTAGGATAAGCTGTTAAACAAAATCTTTCTGTTGCTGCTCTAGATGATACTAAAGGATCGATTATATTATTTTTAATTTTATCTCTAATTAAGTTAATTGTATCACTAAGAAATGTACTTGAGTTTACTTCAGTTATTGCCATTGTTTATTCTCGCTTGAATTTTAATTATTATACTCGCTTGTATAATGATTAATTAAACTAAAACTTATTTTTAATAATATTATTATAAATTATATAATTATATTTTTTTAATCTCTTTACTTATAAATTCCTTTACTTTATTTTTATTACGCTTAGCAGTATTAGAAAAATGTCTTCTAGGTCTCATTCTACTTGTTCCATATTCAAGAGATTTTGCATATTCTACATTACTTTCTATTGTTGAAGTTAATGGTGCATTTTTAACGTTTTTAACACTATTAATAAATCTTCCAGTATCTACACTTCTATGCTCAGCTCTATGTCCTGCAATAGATTCTTTAACTTCAGCTTCTACAAAGAATCCAGCTTTAGTAATAGCTTTTGTTGCTCTAAAAAGAGTTTCTTTATCTTTCTTTCTTAAAAATGATTGAACACTTTTAATACCTATAACATTAATAGAAATACTCATGTTATTCTCCTATTAAAGAACCATTAGTTAATTGTCTTATATATATTTTTTTTATAATATCAGTATCTTGAACGCTCCAATTTGTAATACCTTCTCCTAATAAACTATATTCACAACCTGACATATTAGTTTTACTACCGAGTCCAATTTTTAATGTTCCTGATGTATTTATAGTTCCAGTAATATATAATTTAGTATCGTTTGTTAATAATTTACCTTGCTCTACTAATATAGCATCGTTACTTCCTCTTGTATTACTAATAGGTAATATAACTCCAGAAATCCATAAGTTAATACCAGATTGAGTTAATATAATATCATCATCATAATAACTTCCAGCTCCATAATCATTATTATAATATTTAATTCTAACAGGTTGACTAAAATTATCCATAACCTCAGAAACACCAGTTTGAAAATCTGTTACAACTGTCATTTTAATCCGTAAACTATTAAACCAACAATTAAACTACCAAATAAAGATAAAATAATAGTAACCCATAAAGGTAATCTATTAGATAAGTGGTTGTATAAGTCTTTATTTACCTCTCTTAACTCTTTAAATTCATTTCTAATTTCATCTTTAAAATCTTTATATTCTGATACTGAATTTTCTATCATATTTCTATTAACTTTCCCATAAGCACATCCATTTTTAATTGTCATTTTAATTCCATGTTGTATAATAAGATGTTTTATGTCCTAAATCATTTAATTGACTCATTCCTAATTTTTTAAATTCAGTAGAAGTTCCTTCATTAATTCCTTTAGTAAGAGATAATTCACCAACCTTAACACTTTTAGTTCCTAAGCCTTGTGCTTCCATTAATCCTAATGTATTTCCTATAGATAAACTAATAATTGCTGGTTGATAAGTATCTTGTACTGCAGTTACTGGAATATTAAGTCCTGTATAATTTTCAGCAGTATAAATTGCTTGATTAACTAACATAGGCATTAATCCAGAAACACCTGCTGGTACATTACTAACTAATGTTATTACAACACTTCCTATTTCTACATTTGTTAATGCTGCCATTTTATATTAATGGCTAGAAAATACTCCCAATTCTTCCTAAACTATCACATGCAACTGGAATTACTGCTAATCCTGATAATGCACATAATAAAACTGCTTGAATTGCTCCTTGTTGAGTAAATTGTGTTCCGCTAAAATGAACATTACCAGCTAAACCAGTACTTGTTCCAGAAGCATTAACTTTTATTTCTGTTCCTACCATTTTAAATTTATGCTCCTTCTACCTCAAGTCTATTCCATTCACTTCCACCTGCAACTAATCCACAATAAATATCATTATTTTGTACATCGTAGCATAATTGACTTCCTACACTTACTGTAACATTATCTGTTGGTGGTCCGAATACAAAAAGAACTTTATCAGTCATTTGTAATGACTCGTTATTTACTCCTCTTTGACCAAAACCTCTTATTAGACCTCCAGGTATAGTTCCCGCCATTGCACTTCCTGTTGTTGTTGAATCTGCCATATTATTTTATCCTCCTTTATATTAATTATAAGTATAATTAATAACCTACTGCTATCCAATCCGCTACAGTTCCAGAAGGTCCGTATGCCCAACAACCAGAACCTCTTCTTATTCCGCTAATTGAAAATCCGGTTCCACTTGAATTGCTTGCTACTGGTAACGTCCAATTTCTTGGTGTTAATGTTATAAAATAACTATCTGCTTGACCAGGACCTGCTCCAACCCAATTATCTGTAAACGTTATTAATCCTGAACTATCATCTCCAATCAAAACACTTCCTGCTCTAACTCTATTTCCATATACATCTGAACCATTTTGATATGATGCACTAAATAATTGTCCTTCATCGACAGATATTACATTTGCTGTTACTGAATCATCTACATGTATATCAATAACATTTACTTGTGCTCCACTAATAATAGTTGCTTCAATTGTTCCGTTTACCCATAGATTATCTCCATAGATATTAGTTCCACTAATTGTTTCTGTAAAACTTTGGTCTTGATTAACTTCTTCAAAGCCCATTCCATCTATTGTACTTACATTTTCTGCCATTTTTTTGTTTTTGTTTCCATATTTAATTATGCAAATTTGTAAGAGTTTTGCTTCTCTTTTTGTAAATAATAAAAAAAATAAAAAAAATAATTTTTAACTGTATTTACTCAGTTGTAATCTTTGCAATCGCGTTAGCTCTTAAATGCCTTATCTTGATTCTTTGAGTTATCGAAGACGCACTCATATCATATACCGGTAATTCAAAATTTTCTACTGTTACTGGTCTTTTTTCTGCTATAATATAAGCATGTAATCTATCTGTAACGTATGCGTATTTACTGTAAGTTGCACTAGGTGCTGCATTAGTTGAGAACTTTATTACACTTAATCCGTAAAGTGTTCCAATAAATCCTCTTTCTAACATATCCCTATTTCCAACTTTGTCAGCTTCTACAAACGTGTCAATATTTCTCAAATCATTAAGAACTTCCATTCCTACGAATAAAGTTGTTGGTGTATAATCCGCATCATCTAAGTATTGCATTGCTCTAGTAATATTAGCGATAGTAATTGCTGCTCCACCTGTTACAGTATTACCTGCATTATTTAATGCATCATCAATAATAAGACTAGTCTCATTTTCTGCAAATCTTTTACCTGCAACCATTGTGTTATGCGATAATAAGTTCCATTTTGAATCTTCAAGCATTTCTCTTGTAATTCTTAATGCAACTCCCCACTTAACTGGTTTCATGTTAAACGATGCGTATGATGCTTGATCAATCGGGATTTCTGCTCCTTCTGCTACAATTCTAATATCCATTGTATTAGGTGTAACTGTATCAACATCTATACTAGATCCTGGAATATCTCCTGGACCAAAATAAATCGCTGCCTCACTTCTTGGAATAAGATTTTTATCAACTGCTTCGATTAAAGTGTCATGTATCTTTCTTGGTATTAAAAGTTGCCCTTCAGTTCCCAATCCAGTATGTAACAATTCGTTAACTGCTTTGTATTCTCCCATTTTAAATATTTAATGAAACAATACAAAAACTTGCATCTCCACCGTCTCCTCCAGTTGTCATTGCTCTTCCACAATCGAATCCTTTGAATCCGTTAGTTGCATTAAGTAATGGCGCTGCTAATCCAGAAACGAATGGTACTATTGTTCCAGCACTTCCAGCACAAATTTTTTGTCCTGCATAAACTGAACCAATTGCTGTTCCACTTGCACAAGGTAATAAATAATCTCCTCTCCTTGCTACTGTTCCATATGTTCCGGATGCTACGTTCATTAAACATAACCCAATAGGATTTGAACCAATTTGAGTTGTTACTGTATATCCCTCGATATCACTAGATACGTATGAATCTGCTCCAGATCCTACAACTGCGTTCGCACTTGAGCCTAATACCCAGTATCCACCAGATACATTTTCACGAGCCATAAAAGTTAACGTTCTTGGTGCTCCACCATCGAATAAACCTATTGCTCCGTTGCTATTTCCAAATGTCATTGTTTTTTTTTCATTGTCCTCCTTTATATTAATCTAAATTGTACACGAGTTTTATACTCATGAATATAATATTAATAAAATAAAAATAAAAAATAAAATTATCTTACTAATCTTTTAAGTGTTGAATCTGTATTTTCTCTTGTATAATCTCTATACATAGAATACGAACCTCTTCCAACAGCCTCTAATATCTTATTATCGATATTCTTGTTAGATTCTTCAGCTTTGTCTTCTGAAACTTCTCCTTTTGTTTCATCTTTAACTTCAGCTTCTTCCTTTACTGTTTTTTTAACTGTTAAAAGTTCTTTCATTTCTGCAATTTGATTCTTCATTTCTTTTAATTCAGAACTATCTATACTAACATTAATGTTTTGAACTTTTTCTTCAGCTTTTTCCTTTTCTTCAGGTTTTTCAGCTTCAACTTCAGCGTCTTCAGTAACTTCTGCTTTAGGTTCTTCTACAACTTTAGTTTCTTTCTCTTCTTCTGCCATTTTTATACCTCCATTTGATTTAATTTCAGCGTCAGAAGTTTTTTCTAATTCCATCATTTCCTTCAATTTAAAATTATTTTGAATTGCTTGTGCTAATGTTGCTTGACTATCACCAGGCACTGCTACTAAGCTTATTTCTAGTCCTTGAATTCCTATTGCTTTCATTGAACCATCTTCCTCTTCTGTTAAGTCTTGAACCTTTGCTCCAATACTAACACTTCCTATTCTTCCGTCCTTTATCATTTCTTTAATATTAGTATCCATAATTTTAGCTTCGAAATCTATTCTTTTATCAGTATGATTAAAATTAACATTTTCAGTTGTTCTTCCAACTATATTTCTAACTTCATTTTTATGATCTAATAAAATAGGAACGTTTCTAAATGTTTCAGCAGCTTTTACTAATTCTTCTGCCACATATTTAACATTATTTAATGTAGTTGTTTCGTTAATAGCAACACCCTTAATTAAAAACTCAGTATCTTTATTATCTTTAACAACTTCTCTAACTTCATTAATAGGCATATAGAATTCTAATAATCTCCAATCTTGATTATGTTTCTTTTTCAATTGCGTTTTGTTTATAATCTCCATTGTTTCAAACTATAAAATAATTAATTAAATTTTATTTTTAATATTATTATTATAAATTATATAATTTTACTTTCTTTTAATTTATCTAAAATATATTTTTTAGTATGTTTTGTCGGATAATATTTAACTTGTGGTGCGTTAATCTCTATCCATTCATCAATTTTTTTCTCAGTCCAACTTTCATCTGGCTTATTATCTTTTTTTTCAATAATAAGATTTTCTTTTATTGACTCTTTAAATTCACCAGTTTTAATAATAGCTCTAGCATCTTCTTCTGCCACATCTATTATTAGGTTTTTTGGTCTATGATCCGAAATGTTTTTTAATTGCATTTTATACCTCCTTATCCTGCTATTAGATCTATAAATTTATTTGAATTTACCCATTCCCATAAGTATTTTCCATATGTTGTATTTATAGGAGTAAAAGGATGAGTACTACTTTGTATTCCGTTTATTTCTTTAGTTTGATTATAACACCAAATACTATAAGCAATATCAGTCATATTACATCCTAATATTTGTAAATCATCATCAAACGTGTTTGTTGTAGAACCTACACCATCTATAAATTTACCATTACTATAACTCCATACTTCTTCTCCAAATGTATAATTTTCTGGAACATCATCACATGCCCAACCGTTTATTCCATCTACAAACTTTCCTCCATCATATGCCCAAAAGCTAATTATAACATCTGTTAAATTACAAATAACTACTGATGAGTTTACAGTATAACTTTGAGTATTAGAACTATTAAAATTATTATTAGTTCCGTTACCCCATGAATGCCATATATAAGAATATTCTCCTCCTGTTGAAAATTCATAAGTTGTATTATATTTATCTGCTGTTTCATTTGATGCTGTAACATTTACTCCATTTATTTCTAATAACACTGTACCATTAGCAGAGATTACAGTTACGTTAAAATTACCAGTTCCCGAATCTATTAAACTTTCATTATCATCTTCATAATCTGAAAATACAGGATATTCCTCATCTACTGGACCACTAGATTGTAAAATTGGATAATATAAAACATTATGTTCAATAGTTAAATTGTATTCTGTTGAATTTGTAGTGTATCCAGTATAACTTGCATTAATTGTATGATTAGTATGATATTCTAGTGATTCTC